AACTACTTCTTCGCGTTCTTCCCTGCAGTAGTTGAGCAGTTCCGTGCATATGCACGTATTACCATGGAGAACCCAGACTTTATTGTTAAAAAGATGGCTATCTCAACTATACCTGAGCGTCTTGGTGAGGTAGAAGAAGACTCTGCTGGCAATAGATATATCCCAGTAAATCTTGGATTCCTTGGTTTAGAATCGCGTCTTCCAGTAGAATGGTTCAATCCAGATAACCCAACTGGTGGTAACATTCTTTCTGTATCACCTATGGGTGCTGCGTTAATCAATGAATACGCTAAGCGTACACAGACAGAGAACTTTTTTACTGATGCATTACTGCCATTTGGCGTACAGCGCAATTCTCTTAACGCACTGAATGTTAATACAGCTCGTCGTTTGTACCAGGTATGGCAGGCTGGCGTATTAAAAAATGGAGAACAATTTAACAAGGATGTTGATATGTTCCGCCAGCAGCTCTTGTCTGAGTACATTAAAGATAATGGAAAGAATCCATCTACCAAGAAATATGAGCAACAGTTTGAAGAAGCTAAGACACGTGCGTTCTACCTATCAGTACTACGTACAGTAAGTGCTTATACTTTACCAGTTCAAGGACGTTTAGTAACATCAGTTACAGGTTATGTTGATATCCTTAACAAGTATCAAGATAAGTACGGAGCTCAAGGCGCTGAAATGTTCTCTATGGATTATCCAGATGCTTGGATGTTTATGGATAGACTATCTGATTCTACATCAGGAGTCAATGCAGATAGAACATCTGCTGCTTTAGTAACTAAAAATATACCATCTGTTCAGAAGATTGTTTCTGGCATTGGCGTTGAGAACCTTACAGTTCTAGGCGCAATCTTTAATGATGATGATTACGCGTTTTCTAGCGCAGCGCAAGCAGTACTTCAAGACACAAGAATACCAGGAGCTGGTAATAAGAAGTTCCGTGATGTATCTGATGCGTTTGAAAATGGTCGTTCAGCTATTGTTAGCAAGGGCTGGAGAGATTACTTTACCGTAGAACAAGTACTTAAAGATGAGTTTGCCCGCGTTAGTCCAGCGATTAATCCTTACAAGGGATATGGTGCTGCAGTACTAAAGCAGTATAAGAAGGCATTTGTCGACGCAGCCAAGGAAGATAACAATATTTGGTGGCAAGAGTACAATGCTCAATCAGCAGGCGGAGCAGGAAGCCGCCAGGCTGATACTGTGACTGCGCTGACTATTGCGCTCAATGATGAAAAGCTTGGGCCATTGCTGCTAAAGCAACCTAAATTCCATGCAGTAGCAGACTACTTGAACTACCGTAGGTACGTGAATTCGATGCTTAAGAGGATGAATACCACATTTGATTCTCAGCAAGCTACACAATTCCGAACACAAGTTATGTTGAATGTTGCAGAACTTAGAGCATCAGATATAAACTTTGATAAGTTATATATAAGATACTTTGAGAATGACAAGTTCGACTTCGTATACGAGGAGCCAGCAGACTAATATGACCAAGACATTCTTTGAGGCAGTGGAGTCTACACGGCCTCCTCTTACAGCGCCACCTGCTACTTCTTCATTTGATGCGGAAAGAACTAGAGAAATCCTTAAGAGTAAGGGTGTAAAGTTCAACGCTCCAGATGGCACTACTATCGGTGCTGGTGATTCACTATTCGATTCATTCAACGAGTCACAAAAGCGACAAGTCCAAAAGATTATGACCAAGCTTGGATATAAAGCCCAGGGAATTAATGAGCTAAAGACCTTGCTTGCTACATGGTATCCTACAGTCTACGACTCTGCAACAAACTTCTCTCAGCTATACACTAGCCTAGCATCAGACTTACTGGTTAGTGATATTGACAAAAGCAAGAAAGAAGCTCTACCTCAACGTGCTATTGGTTCATATGACCCGACTGCAATTAAGAGCTGGATTGATGGTATCTATTTAAATACACTTGGTCGTGCAGCTACAAAGGAAGAGCTTGACACACGCTTTGAAGAAGTAAAGCCACTGCTTGAGTATGGCACTTTGACAACTTCAAAGAAAGAAATCAATGAAGCTACAGGGCAGACTGAGCTTGTAACCCGTAGCGAAAAGGGCTTTGACCAAGCAGCAGAAGAACAAACAATTGAAGAGAAGTTAAAGCTTTTGAATCCAGATGACTACGACCGTCAGCAACGTATTAGCTTTTCTGACTGGCTATCTAAGAATGTGGCAGGTGCGTAATGGCAGCAACAGATGCAGCAAATGCCGCAAGACTTGCAGCAGAACAAAAGGCAGCAGACGCAGCTGCTAAGGCCGCAGCTGACGCTGCAGCTAAACTCCAAGGAGAGAATCTAACTACTGCTGCTTCTTATGGAATCAGCGAAGCGCTATTTAATGACCCAATCTATGGTGCTGAAATTAGAGCTATCTATGATTTGTTCAAGGCTAACCAGCCAGGACCTGCGTTAGAGGCTTTATTTAAGAGCAAGTACTACACTGAGTTAAGTTCCACCGTGCGTAACCGCATGAAGACAAAGATGGAACAGCCAGGTCAGTACACTGACTCATTGAATAAGTACAAGATTGGTGCTCGCAAACGCCTTGTAACTTCAGGTATCAAGATTAACGAACAAGAGTTCAATAAGCTTGCAGCTACAGCGTATGACCGTGGACTAGATGATAATCAGTTTGATGAGCTTATCAAGTTCTCAGGCAAGATTACTGGCTTTGGTGGTAATATCCTTGGAGATACATCATCTCTTAAAGCATACGCTAATTCATTTGGTGTAGGCAAGTATCTAGGTGATGCATACTGGAAGCAGAAGTCTACTGATTTATTTACTGGCCAGACAACAACAGATGATATTCAAGCAGAGATTCGCGCAACAGCAGCGAGTGCTTTCCCAGGATACGCAGACCAAATCAATAATGGAATTAGTGTTGATGCAATTGGTTCTGCATACAAGGGAGCAATGGCTACAATCTTAGAGCGAGATGCTGATTCGATTACATTCGAAGACCCAATCCTGCGTTCAGCATTGCAATATATTGGACCCGATGGCAAGCCATCCGTCAAACCTTTATGGCAATTTGAAAAAGAATTAAAGAGCCGTCCTGAGTGGGAATACACAAACAACGCTCGTGATACAATGGATTCATTAACACTTAAAGTATTCCGAGATATGGGGATTGCATAATGGCATTAACACCTGCACAATGGGACAAAGCGCAATCTAGCTTGCCACAAGAAGACCGCATATCTTACCTTGAATACTTGAAGATAGCAGACCCTGCCGAGTATAAGATACGAACTACACCTATGTCAAAAAGTTCTGCTTTGCAAAATCTTAAAACAGCAGAAGCTAAAGCATCAACTCCTGCAAAGGTTTCAGTGTCTGCGGCAGAATCAGCAGCAGCAGCAAAGGCTAAAGCAGCTGCTGAAAAGAAAGCTGCAGAAGCTCAAGCAGCAGCAGATAAAGCTATTCTAGAAGCAGGGCTTGGCGGAGAAGCTGAAGGTGACAGACTTGCTGCATTAGCAGCAGAACAAGAAGCCGAAGGCGATAGACTTGCTAAGGCAGAGGCTGCTAAAGCAGAAGCAGATAGAATTGAAGCAGCTAGACTTGCTACCCTGACTGCTCAACAAAGAGCCGCCGAAGAAGCAGCAGCTAAGGCTGCAGCTGAAAAAGCCGCACGAGAAGCAGCTGAGAAAGCAGCACAAGAAGCTGCAGCAAAAGCAGAAAAAGATAGACTTGCAGCCGAAAAAGCAATAACAGATGCAAGAACTGCTGCAGAATTGAAAGCCGCAAAGGATGCGCAACTAGCAGCTGAAGCAGCAACAGCTGCAGCTAAAGCAGAATTAGAAAAACTTAAAAGAGAAGCTGAGGCTGCTTTAAAAGCGGCACAAGCGAAAGCAGAAGCAGATTTAAAAGCAGCACAAGAAGCAGGAAATGCTGCAGCAATCAAGGCAGCGCAGGAGGCAAAAGCTGCAGCAGATGCAGCAAGTGCAGCAGCAGCACAGGCTGCAGCACAGGCGGCTGCAGAAGCTGCCGCTGCAGAAGCTGAAACAAATATTAACGTAACTGGTAATACTGTTATACCTTTTGCTGGCACAACTGCAGCAGACATTGCAGCTAAGCTTGCAGCAGACCAAGCACTAGAGCAGAAGATGGCAGAAAGAGTTGAAAGAAGCAAGATACTTGCTGATAGATTTACAAAATATAATCTAGCCTCACTTGCCCCAAAGATTAAAGAGCTTGCAATTAATGGTGCTAATGAAGCAACAATTATGCTTGAACTTCAAGAGACTGAGGAATATCAGCAACGCTTTAAGGCTAATCAGGAGCGAATTAAAAAGGGCTTGGCGGTATTAACACCTGCGGAGTACTTAAATGTTGAAGATGGATACCGTCAAGTACTACGTGCTTATGGCTTAAAGCAATTCGATACTGATGACTACGTGTCTCAGTTCATCGCTAACGATGTATCTCCAACAGAGTTTTCTAACCGTGTTGTTACAGCAGTCCAGCGTGTACAGAACGCTGACCCTGCTATCTCAAAGCAGCTACGTGACTACTACGGCATTGGCCAGCAAGACCTTGTTGCTTATGCACTTGACCCAGAACAACAGTTCCAGAAGATTGAACGTCAGGTTGCAGCAGCCGAGATTGGTACGGCAGCAGCACGTCAAGGACTCACCGCTGGAGTATCAGTTGCCGAGCAACTAGCAGCACAAGGTGTATCTCAAGCAGAAGCACAGAAGGGTTATGCAACTATTGCAGATATCCTTCCAACTGCTGAAAAGTTGTCAAGCATCTACGGTGGAACAATGGATACATATGGTCAGTCAGAAGCTGAACAAGAAGTATTCAATAGCCTAGCATCTGCACAGCGCAAGCGTCAGAAGCTAACCGCACGTGAAGTTGCAGCCTTTAGTGGTGCATCTGGCAGAAACCAAACAAGTCTAACCTCGCCACGAGTAGGACAATACTAGAATCCTGAACGGACCTATCGGCCCCGTCAGCGTAATAGACCGACAGTAGGAGCCAGCCAGTTTCCCCGAACTGAACTGTGGCCTGCGAACTAACAACGAATAGAAGGGTGGGTTGCTATGAGCAACAACTACTGGGACGACGAAGACGACGACCAAGATACCGACAATGAAGTGCAATTGGATGGAAGTGACTTACTTAAAAAGTTACGTAAAGCCAAGCGTGCTGATGAAAAGCGTATCAAGGAACTTACTGAGCAGCTTGAGACATTTACCAAGACGCAGCGTGAGTCAACCGTCAAATCAATCCTAGAACAAAAGGGTGTAAACCAGAAGGCAGCACGTCTAGTCCTTAAAGATTTAGATGGTGATTTCTCAGAAGAGGCAGTATCGAACTGGCTTGATGATAACGCTGACCTATTTGGTATAGAAGTATCCAAGAAGCGTGACGAAGAAAATCTTGCGACATTGCGTCAGCAGGATGTCATGACTCAAAAGGGATACACACCAGACCGAGCACAGGACTTAGAACAACGCATGGACAATGCAAGTTCTATGGAGGAACTCCTCAGCCTGATGCAAGGACAACAATAATCAATCGTTCATAGTCAAGGAGACTAAAAGAAATGCCTAACGCATATACAGATACGTCGAGCACATCACTCGGCGGTACAGTAGGCGGCGCAGGCCTCGTACAGAAGGCGTATGACCGCCTTCTAGAGTTCGCTCTCCGTTCAGAACCCCTAATTCGTTCTGTCGCAGATAAGCGCCCAGCAAGACAAGCAATCCCAGGTTCAACTGTAGTTCTACAGAAGTACGTTGACCTAGATGCAAAGACATCAACACTAACAGAAACAGTTGACCCAGATGCAGTAGCATTGTCAACACCAACATCTGTTACTGTAACACTTAACGAGTACGGTAATGCTGTACTTGTAACACGCGCATTGGAGCTATTCTCTCTAGCAGATGTAGACCCAGCAATCGCAAACATCATTGCTTACAACCTAGCCGATTCAATCGACAAGGTTGCAATGACAACTCTACGCTCAGGTTCAAACAACATCTTCGGAGGTAACGCGACATCAACTGCAACAGTAGATGCTGCAGATACACTAGACTCAGCAGACATCCGTCGTGCTGTAGCGAAGTTGCGTTCTAACAAGGCTAAGGGCCGTCGCGGAAATGCATACTGGGTTGGTATCCACCCAGAAGTTTCACACGACCTTCGTGCAGAGACAGGCGACCTTGGATGGCGCTACCCACAGGCACAATCTGCTGAAAACTCAAGCAAGATTTGGGCTGGAGAAATCGGTGAGTACGAAGGCGCATTCTTCGTAGAGTCATCACGTTTGTTCAACGCTAAGTCAGGTGCAGACCAGACAGCATTGGCAACAACAACAGCAACAGTTGCAGGAACATCAGCAGGATTTACTATTGGTGTTGCTTCATCTGCAGTTATCGCAACACGCGCTGAAGTTGGCGATAAGATTGCTGCAACAGGTATTGCATCTGGTGCAAAGATTACTGCTATTGCAACAAGTGGTTCAACAACAACTATCACAGTTGACACAGCAAACACTGCAGCAGTAACAGTTGGAGCAACAGTAACTGTAACTCCAGTAACACGCGTATTCGATACAATCGTTTGCGGCGCACAGGCAATGGCGGAAGCCGTAGCTGAAGAGCCACACGTAGTTATCGGTAACGTAACTGATAAGTTGATGCGTTTCCGCCCAATGGGTTGGTACGGCGTACTTGGCTTTGCAGTATACCGTGATGAGGCTCTATTCCGAATCACATCAGGTTCATCAATCGCTGCTCTCTAGTAGTTAATTGACTGCTGGACAGGGGAAACCCTGTCTGGTGGTGAGTCCACTAAAGGAGGAGTCATGACAGATTACATCTTCGAGACACCAACTGTCGATGAAGGCTTTGAAGGAGTCCAACGACTCTTTACGTTCTACAAATTAGCACGTGGAATTAGTGTCATCAAAGTCAATGGTACATACCGTCAGGTACGTTATCCATACGATGGTGACCTAGAGACATACCAAGAAGTATACCTTGGTGGCAGCAAGTATACCGTAAATGACGCAACAAAAGCAGCACTTATTGCTGGTGGCGTTGGGGTAACGGAAGCAAACTTCACAGCAATATAAGGGACATATGGGACACGAACACGTAAGCAAAGTTCTTCAGTGGGGATACAAGTTAGTAGATGGAGACATGATTCCATACTCAGCATTATATGGGTGTGTGAGTTGTGATGCTACATCAACTGAACCATTCCCTGATGAGAACAATATCTTTATAGACCACACTACATGTGGACCTGATTGCTTTGGCTGTAAAGCCAGAGGACTTCAGATGAATACTGGCGATGCTAACAGTCAGCGAAGTGCTCCACGTAAGCGCTTTGAGAACGAACTATCTGCATACGCTAATGCGAAGGCACAAGGCATTCAGCCTGGTGGTACTTCGATGGAGAAGATTCGTGAGGCAGAACGTGCCTCCGAAGTATTGAATAAGCCATACAATGCTAATTCAATGCCAGATGCAAAGCATGTAAATCAATCAACCGCAGCGGTAATGAAAGAGATAGGACAAGCATAATGATGAAGAACAAAGCATACAAGATGGCTGAAAAGATGGAATCTAAGAAAGAAAAAATGATGGAAATGAAGATGGGCAAGAAGGCCATGAAGAAGACAGCCAAGAAGGTTGCTAAGAAGATTGCGAAGAAGAAGTAATGCCAAAAGTCGGAGCGAAAGAATTCGCATACACAGCAAAGGGAATGGCAATGGCTAAGGCTGAGGCCAAGAAGACTGGCAAGCCAATGAAGAAAGCTGTCAAGAAGAAGGCGAAGAAGAAGTAATGGCAAACCCTGTTAGAGGAGTTATTAAGCGAGCCAAGACGGTAGCCCGTGAAGTTCGTGATATCCCTACAGCGCTAGGTACTAGTGTTGGTGCTTCAATGGATTACCAGCAACGCGGTCCTGCGAATGCTACTGCTGCAAAAGTAAATGCTAATGCTTCCAGCAAAAACTGGGACAAGCAATTAGCAGAAGCTGCAGCAGCAATTCTGAAGGGTACTTCTGGTACACGTTCAGACAAGTTTGACTCAAAAGGTAAATACAAAAGAGGA